TGTTTCAGATGCAGTTTTAGCATTAGGGTAAAGGATAAAAATATGCCAATAGATCCATCAATAATCCCTACAAAACAAACCATACCCGATTTCGGTGGGTTTGTGAATAATCTTATGAACTTGCAAAAGAACAATATTGCGGTTCAACAAGGCGATCTTCAACTTCAGCAACTTCAACAAGAGATTGCGTTAAATAAAGCATCTTCCAAAGCTATCCAACAAAACACGGACGAAAACGGAAATGTAAATATCCCTGGTGTTATTAGTATGCTTTCCAAGTCTCCAGAGGCAGCGACTAATTTAGCACCAACAATTACATCTTTACTTGGTCAACAAGGAACTCAACAAGAAAATATCAACAAAAAACTAGGAAATCTGGTTCAAAAGAACACTATTTCTGGTCAGCGTTTGGGTGGATTGGTTGAAAAAATTGATAAAGGTGGTGTTGTAACTCCAGACGAGCATGCAAAAGAAATGGCAGCGTTGATTGCTCAAGGAGCATTAACTCCAGACGAGGCTCTTTTACATTTAAGAATGGCCCCTACTCCAACTGGAGACAAAAAGAAAGATCAAGAGGCTTATCACAACTTTATCAAACAAGAGCATTTTGCAACAATATCCAATGCGGATCAGCTAAATAAACTTCTTGGCACTTTACAACCAGGCGCAAACGGTCAACCGGCATCTATTTACGACCCTATTACTGGCACATTTAAGCCTGTACAGTACGCAAATCCTAATCAAGCACAACCGCAGACTAACTTAGCTCCTGGCGCATCTGGTACACCTCCTGGACAGTTTCCTAGCGCACCTCCACAAACTCAAGACCCAGTGGCATCTCAATTGATGTTCCCTGTTCGTCAACCTGGAACTAATTACGCACCATTGCCAAATGAGGACACAAAGACTCAAGAAGGCGGTCAATACGTCAGTGGATTGATTGACAGAAAGAAAAACCTTGTCACAGACCGTAGAAACTTGGATGAAATGCTCAAACAAGTTGAAAAGGTCAAAGAGGAAACAATGCGGATTCCAGGCGGTGATTTGCCTGTAGTTGGTGGTGCAGTCAATCTTGCAAATAAAGGAATTAGATACGCAAGTAGCATGGTTGCAGATCCAAAGTATCAGCAATTGTCAAAAGACATTGCAAATATGCAGATATCCAATCTAAAAGCTGCCGGTGGTTCAATGGATACGGTTGCAGGACAGGCTTTACAGGCTCATGCAAACGGAAGTGAAGTCTATGATCCAGATGTGCTCTTAAACATTGGAAGACGAGCAAAATCAGACATGAAGAATCTTGATCTTCAAACGGACGCAGCAACCAAGTTTATTAAGCGTTATGGCGCAAATAACATGGACACATTTAAGAAGATTTGGGGCGATAACGCAGACAGTAAATTATTTGAAATGATGAATCATCACGAAGATAAGACAATGACGGATGAGCAGAAAAAGCAAAAACGTGATGAATTAGCCGGTATAACTCCTGGAATGTCTGCTGAGAAAAAGAAAGAACTATTAAAAGAATTCAAAGACAAGCACGAAGTTATTCAAAAATTAGTTAACACAGGCGGTTTGTAATGGGATCATTTGCTGATTTTCTTGATGACGTTGAGACTGAAAAGCCTCAATCTAAAAATGTTCCTGCACCGATCAGGAATAACAATCCAGGCGCACTCATGCCTGGTGGAAAGTTGGCACAGTACAAAACTCCAGAGGAAGGACTTGCAGCACTTGATAAGAACTTAGCAAGTTACGGAAAAAAAGGTGTAAGCACTTTAGCGGATGTAATCTCTAAATGGGCGCCTCCTAATGAGAACGACACAAACTCTTATATTGCTCACGTTGCAAAAGTTGCAGGACTTGATCCAAATCAAAAGATTGATTTAAGTAATCCGGTGATTCGTCATCAAATATCTGCCGGAATTGTTCAGCATGAGAATGGAACTAAAGCCATTTATCAACCGTCTGCACAAACCAAATCAACTCCCTCAGACTTTGCCAGTTTCTTAGAAGATGTAGGAGAAACACCAAGTCAAGCTAAATCTGTAGCTCCAGTTGTCCAACAAGCCCCTCAAGTAACTCAGACTGCGCCAGTCGTTCAAGCTCCTGCAAGACAGATGAACGCAGGGGAAAAGATGTATCAAAACAGAATCAATGCCTTAAAAGACTTAGGTATTGGTCTTTCATCATTGGCAGATGTGACAGTTGGTAATATTTTGCCTGGAATTGCTGGGCCAATAACATACAACGTAGCTAGAGCGTTGCAACAAAACGATCAACAAGCACAAGCAACATCGGCTAAAGTTACTGGTGCTCTTGAAAAACCTTTTGGTAAGACTTTTGGAGTTACCGAAACTCCTGCTTATAAAAATGAATTGTCTCAAAATGCTTTAAACTTTATTGGTGAGAATATTAATAAAGGAGCGCAGTATATATCCGAGAAGACAGGAATTCCAACTGGGGACGTTCAAAGTTACATTAATTCTTTGACTTTAGCAGCCGGTAAGCCTGTAGGTCAAGCAATGGGTAAAGTTGGAGGTGCAGCATTAAATCAAGGTGCTAAGTTAGCCCAAGAGTTTAAAGAGGTTACAACTCCTCCAATGAAAACTGAAATTGCCCAACCTAGCGAGGTAATGGCAGGATCAACAGGCGCAGCAAAAGCACAAAACAATCCATTTGCCGGTGAAATTACAGGCGAAGAAAAGGCTAATAGAGAATTATTCCCTGCTTACAAACTTTCAAAATCTCCTAAAGATGCTTCAGTTCGTGAGCAAAATATTAGATCTGAAGTGGCAAGTACGATTAATCCTAACGGTAGAGTTCGTGAAGGTGTAATTACTGGAAACGAAAATACTTTAAGAAACGAGCATCAAGAGGCTAAAAACCCAGATCGAACACCAAAAGGTGAATTGTTAAGGCAACAAATTGCTGAAGAACAAAATGCTTTGTCTGATTTTGCTCAAAAGCGGATCGAAGCTACTGGGGCATCTCCTAGTCTTACCAATGACGAACAAAGAGGCATGAAAATCAATGATGTTTTTTACGGAAAACATGAAATTGGTGCGGAAGAACCTACAAGCCTTAAAGGATTTTTACAAGAGGCTAAACAGACAATCTTTAAAGATGCAAAAGATAAGATTGGAGATACTCCAATTGAAACAAATCATGTTGATACTTTGCTAAAAAATCCACAATGGAACGCTTCTTTAAAATTACATGGAACTACTGAAGTTGCTCAAGGCGCTGCCGAACTTATTAAACTTGCAAAAGAAGTAGGATTTGCTGATAAATTTGGGAATGTATATCCTCCTGGATCTGTTTCTGCCTTTGACGCAGTTAGAAAACGTATAAATGCCTCATGGACACATGAGAAAGCAAGCACAATTTCAGACATTAATTCAGCTATTGATCGTGATATTGCCGAAGTTGCAGATCCAAAGTTATATAAACTTGGTGACAGAATCCATCAAGCCGAACAACACATTTATGAAGCTGAAGGTCTTAAAAAGTTATTTGGTGAAACTGATCAAAATGGTATTGTTAAGTCAACAACTCCAAACGAAAAGATACCTAGTAAATTAAACAATTTACGCAAAGATCAATGGAGGCATGTTAGAGGAACATTGGAAGATTTGTCCAAAGGTATAGTTAGAGGTGCACCTGAAGGTCTACCTCCAGTGCCTGAGAGTTTACGCAAATCTGCCAAGTCTGCACTTGCTGAAATAGATGGTGCTTTAGCTCGTGAAGTATATAATGCAGGAGGGGGAAGGGCAGGAGTTTGGAATCAAAACGATGTAAACAAAATGCTTAACTCAGTCGTTGGAGAAAAGATTGCTGAAACATTTAGTCCTAGTGAAGTTAGAAACTATCATGTTTTAAATGTTGGTGGTCACATCATGCCTGGGATTCATGGGTATGAAGGAGGAGCAGCTCAAGCGCAACGAATTGAAATGCTTGCAAGTCATGCACCGAAGATTGGCGCAGCAGTAGGCACTACAGTTGGAGGCGTAATTAGCGGTGGAAATCCTTATGTTGCTGCTGCCGGTGGTTATGTTGGTAAAAATTTGGGTACGTCTTTTCGTGAAAGTTCGCTTCAAAATGCTTTAAATAAAGCAGCGACTGAAACAGAAAAGAACATGCAAAAAAATGCTAAACGTCCTAGCATACTGAACCTCAGAGAGAACAAAAAGGATTGATATATGAGTGGAATAATCCCAAACGGTAGGCAACAATTCTTTAATTCCAATGGTGGCCCATTGGCGGGGGGATTTGTCTATTACTACATCCCAGGCACAACAACATTCAAAAACACCTATCAGGATGATACTTTAACAACTCTCAACACCAATCCTATTGTTCTTGATGGAATTGGAAGTTGCCAGGCTTACGGTTCAGGCTCTTACCGTCAGCAAGTCTATGATGTGAATATGAATCTGATTTGGGATGTTCAGACAGATGCGCCCCAATCTTTTTCATTTTCTGATTACACTATATCGGAATCTAACAGTAAGCTATTTTTCTATTTCCAAGGCACTCCGATAGCTTCCTTGGATCAGTACGGAAACTGGAAGACTCTTGGATCTGTATATAGTGCAACAACCCCATAAGGAACGAACATGGCAGGAACAACAATCGGGGCAAATGGCATATTACTGAGTAACTGGACAACGTCTACAAGACCAACCAGTCCGGCACTTGGTCAGATGGGATACAACTCCACTATTTTTAACGTAGAGACTTGGAACGGTATCAGATGGGCACAAGGTGGAGGATCTGGTACTGGTGGGGGATCGGACACAGTATTTGTTGAAAATGGTCAAACTGTAACTACTTCTTATACAATACCAACAGGATATAGCGCAAGCAGTACTGGCCCGATCACAATCAATTCTGGCGCAACAATAACAATTCCTAGCGGTAGTCGTTGGGTAATTTTGTAGAGGAAATTAATTATGAGTTATGGATCAGGTTTAATGGATGTAGTTCAGTCAAGTACGACTGGAGTTGCTCCTCAGTTTAATGATGGGTCGGGTACGCAAATTGGTACGCTTTGCAAGGCTTGGGTAAATTTTGCCGGTGCAAGTGGAACTCGTAATGGTTATTTTAATGTTAGTTCAGTTACTAGAAATTCAACAGGAAATTACACAGTTAATTTTACAAATGCAATGCCTAATGCTAATTATAGTGCGGTAGCCGCACTTGATAGTGGTGCTGTTATTCGAGTTTCAACTTATACGACAAGTTCTATAACTGTAGCAACTTACAATACATCATTTGGTGTTTTTGATGCAACAACTGTTTCTGTTTCAGTATTTAGTTGATAAGGATAAAACAAAATGAATATTATAAATGCCGTATCTGGAACAGGAATAACACAGACTGCCGATGGTTCAGGATTAATAAAAGTACAATCAAACGGAGTTACGACTAATGCGTTGGCTTGGGGTAATTTTTATTACACAGGCTCTGTAATGTCTACGAGATCTTCTTATAACGTCAGCAGTATTACAAGAAACGGTACTGGTGATTACACAATAAATTACACAACTGCCTTTGCAGATTCAAATTATGCTTGGCTCGGGTCTACAAACCAAAACGCTGCTGGAAACGCTGCGAATATTTCTGTGGGCTACCAAGATAACGGTTCTAACGTGTTGTACTCTACAACTCAAACTCGTATTTTGGTTAAATTCGGAAGCGGTTCAACTGTTTACGACCCACCTTCTGTAACTTTTGCGGTCTTTGGAAATTAAAAGGAATAAAAAATGTCACAAGTAATAGTATATACAAACACAAACAATGGTGTCTCGGTCTGCGTCCCTACTGGCGAACTACCAATTCAAACCGTCTTAGTTAAAGATGCTCCTGCCGGTGCGGTAATCGTTGATGATTCAACACTACCCCAAGGCGATGATGCTTTATTCTTTAACGCATGGACACTAAGCGGAACAACTGTAACAGTTGACATGACCAAAGCTAAAACAGAAGCTACAAATCAGTTGAACGCAATGGCTTATGCTGAAGTACAACATAGAGCAAACAAAGCAGGGATTGGAATGTCAAACGTGATGGCAGACTCTGATTGGACTACCGCACTCACAACGGCTAGATCTGCGATTACTGCATCTACAACAACCGCACAACTTGTCGCTGCAATTGCACCGGTTCAGTCTGCTATTACTGCTAACGCTTAAGGGGTTACTATGGCTATCGTCCTTGATGGTTCAAACGCTAATACGGTTGGCATACCTAACCTTGGCACTGCTCAGGCATCCACTTCGGGAACGGCAATAACTTTTACTGGTATTCCTAGTGGAGTTAAGCGTATTACTGTGATGTTAAATGGAGTTAGTACAAGTGGTACATCTATCCCTTTATTACAAGTAGGCGCAGGATCTGTAACTTCATCTGGTTATAACGCATTTACAACTGCAACATATACAACAAATGGAAATGCAACATCAACACAAGGATTTCCATTAAATACTTCCGCAAATTCGAGTGCAAATGATTTGTATTATGGAAACATATTTTTAACTTTAATAGGATCAAATACATGGGTAATTAATTTTGTACTTGGTATAAGTGCAGGGGGTAATACTACTGCCCAAGGAGGTGGATCAATAGCACTTTCTGGATCATTAGATCGTGTTCTTATTACAACTACAAACGGCACAGATACATTTGACGCAGGATCAATCAACATTCAATACGAGTAAATCATGGCAGAAATAGACCCAAATGTACTGAAAGAAGTTGCGAAAGAAGCCTTAAAAGAATGGCTAAACGATCAATTTGCTGCCTTTGGTAAGTTTACTTTAGGTGGATTAATGTCCGCAGCGTTTGCCGGTCTAGTCTATCTTTGGTTGGCCTCGCATGGTTGGGTTATCTCTAAGTAGGTGCAATCATAGATCCTTTTACTTTAGCGATGATGGCTCTCGGTGCGGTTAAATCGGGAGTTGCTTTTTACAAGGAAGCTAAATCAGTCGGTAAAGAGGCAATTGGGGTTATTACTGAGATCGCAGACGGTCTTGGGTCTTTTTTTGAACATCAAGAAAAGGCAATTGAGTATGCAAAAGAAATTGAGAAAAACCCGCCTAAAAACAAAAGTCTTCAAGCCATTGCCCTTGACAACGTCCTCAGACGAAAAAGACTTGAACAAGCCGAGGCAGACCTTAGAACAATGCTTACATGGGAAGCCCCTCCAGAATTAGGATCACTCTGGGCAGACTTCCAAGAGGAACGATCTAAGCTAATGGCAGACAAGTCTAAGTTTGACAAAGCGCAAAAAAAAAGGACGAACAAGAACGTATACAACTTCAGTCTGATAGAGAAGATTTTCAGTTTAAGGTTGCAATTTGTATCGCAGTGCTCGTTTTTACACTCACTTGTTTTAGTTTGATGTATTACATTCGACAAGATTACCAGGAAAGTCTCAAAGGTGACAGAGCGCATATTGAGTTTAAAAGAAAATTTCAGGCTAACTCGGTTGAGATGGAATGTTTAAAGATTTTTCAAGAAACAGGATTTTTGCCTAAATACTGCCCATGATAGGACTGAAACAAACATCTTCGACAAACGACTCTGACGATACAGGGTGGTTAAACTCCAAATGGCGTCCTTGCATGGGTTGGATGTATATGGTTGTCTGTGTCTGTGATTTTGTGATCTTTCCGGTGTTTTGGTCACTCGTTCAGGTCTACGGCAAGGGAAAGGTTGATGACCAATGGAATCCGTTGACTTTGCAAGGCGCAGGGTTCTTTCACTTGGCAATGGGTGCGGTTCTCGGAATAACCTCATTTGGCAGATCTCAAGAGAAAATGACGGCAATGACTACACCTACAACTTCAAAATGATCTATTACAACCTGATATTTTCACTACTTATAGCTATTTTTTCCGTAGGTGGAGGATGGTATATAGAGCACCTTAGATATGATGCTTTAGAGGGTGAATATCAAGTATTTAAAGATCAAGTTGCTACTAAGGGTGAAATAGCTCAAGAGCAAGTAAAAACCGAAGTTGTAGAGCAAAAATTAATTACCCAAGGAGTTGTATCAAATGAAAAAGCTAAGTTGGCTATTGTTGATAGTTATTATGCAGGGTTGCGCATCAAAGCCCCAGGTGATACCAGTAGCAGTTCAGTGCCCCAAGTTTCCATCTCCTCCAGAGGAATTGATGTCAGCACCAAAGACACAATATCTATTGAACACGACTGCGCCAGTGAAACAGTGAAATTGATGGCTTTGCAAGACTGGATTAGACAACAAAATGAGTTGAAATAATGGAATATTCAAAAGACGGATTAAAGCTGACCGAACGATTTGAAGGATGTAGGCTTGAAGCCTACCCTGATCCTGGAACTGGTGGTGATCCTTGGACTATTGGTTATGGGCACACCGGAAAAGATGTATTTCAATCCCTTGTAATAACTCAAGAATACGCTGAAAAACTGCTCTTAGAGGACGTTCAGAAGGCAGTAGCTAATGTCAATGCTCACCTTAAAATAGAAGTCACACAAGAGGAATTTGACGCATTGGTGGACTTTGCTTTTAACTGTGGTTGCGGTAACTTGGATAGTTCTACTTTACTTAAAAAAGTAAATGAGGGTGACCATGAAGGCGCAGCAGATGAGTTCTTGAAATGGGATAAAGCCGGTGGGCATGTTATGGCAGGATTACTCAAGCGCAGACAAGCGGAGGCAGCGTTATTTTTATCGGATCTATCCAAATGAATGACATAGCAGATGACGCACATTACACCGAGGAAATGCACAGGGAATCAGCACTGAACGCAATCAGGCAAAGGGAAAAGGCAAAGTACACCGGATTTTGCTTAACTTGCAACGATACTGCTTTGCCAAATTCTCAATTTTGCTCTAAAGATTGTCAGGAAGACCAAGAATTAATTATTAGAATTGGTCGAATAAAAGGAAAAGTAAATTAATAACTTAGGATTTTTTCGTATTTCTTACTTTGTTCTATCCCTGCATCATAGCCTTTGTGCCAGGCTTTCTCCCAAGTTTTGTAATTACTTTCGACATAAGGCTTATCATTCTTTAGAAAATCAATAGCTTCTTGCACCTCTTTCCATTTGTGGTGACTGCTTTTGTCTAAGAATTTCTGTATTCTTTCTATTGCTTCATCTCTAGTCATCATAAACACCTACTAAGTAAAGAAAGAAAATAAACGCACCAGTTGAGACTAACCCTGCAAGCATTATTATTGATGCAAAAATAATAGAATCAATTAGTGCGTCCATTTTTACTCCGATCAAAAGGGTACGTCTGAGTCCATGTCATCAAAGCCCGATCCAGTAGCGGAAGGTTTTTGATTACTTTGTGGATGTTTAGCGGAATCTTTCTCCCCTCCAAGCATGCGGATTGTGTCTGCTTTGATATGGTGGGAAGTTTTTTCGATACCATTCTTATCCGTATATTTCTGGGTTACAAGCGAACCCTGGATAAATAGCATTTTCCCACTTTTAATGTACTTTTCACAGATTTCAGCCAACTTTCCAAAAGCGGTGATATTGTGCCACTCGGTCTTGGTTTTAAGTTCCCCAGACTTGTCTTTCCATTTCTCGGAAGTAGCTACAGAGAAGTTAGCTACTAAGTCCCCTGAAGGCAAAGCTCGGATCTCTGGATCTTTCCCACAATTACCGATAATTTGAATTTGGTTGAACATTGTTTCCCCTTTCTAGTTCGTCTGCTAAAGTTCGGTATTGAGCCGAGTTAAATAAATACATCCAGTGAAGTACATCATGCTTTTCAAACTGGTCAAAAGCTAGAACCATGTAATACCACTCCAGATGCCTAAGTTCGTAATAGTTTAAATATCTATTTGTGTCCATTTTTAGTCTGCCAAAATTGAAGTAAGTTAGTGAACATTAACCAACCTTTTTTAAGGTCTTCCTCCGTCCATTTGTGGAGGACAACTAAGCCAGGTACGGTGCGAGATACAAAAGCATTGGCACACTCGGCATGCGGAAGTCTCAGACCCATGCGGTAAGCTGCAAGTTGCATTAAGTGCTCGTCATAGCCAACAATCTTGTCATCCTTGTCAAATTCCTTGGTCTTAACGTCAATCACAACTCCATGCCCTTCGGTGGTATGTAAGTCGGTCTTTCCTCCAAATCCAAGCTCATTAGCAAAGCTCATTTCAGGAATCCAAGTTTGCCGTCCATAATTCTCGGTGATCAAATCCTCAAAAGATTGAACGTGATCTGGATGATTACCGTAGCCTTTGCCCTCAAAGTATCCCTGAATGGACGCATGGATTTCAGTACCTCGGTTAGCTGCCTCTTTGCCCTCCTCCTTGGAGTCTTGCATAATTCGGCTAATCCAGTCCTCCTCGGACTCGTCTGGACGCTTTGGCAGGGTTAGTGCAGCCATTAGAACTTGGCGTTGAATCCAAATGTTTAAAGCCGGTTTAGCTGCGACATTAAGGATTGTTGTAACACTTGGGACTAAATTTAATGCTCTACCGTCTCTTAAAGTTGTCGGTCTTTCTTTTCCATTTTTACCAATAACTGTATACATTGGCTCACCCAACCTGGTATACCAATGTTGTGACTCGGATGCTCTGATTTCGTTTTGTGTTGTCATTATTTGCTCCCTAATTTTGTCTTCATTTGATCTTTAGCTTTAACAGTAGCAGACTTGTACATTTCGTTATTCACGCAATATTTGTAAGCTACTTTAAAAGCCTTTTCCAGTTCGTCTAAGTCCTGGCAGTCACCAATAGCGGTAATTAGATCGGCAGCTACGGATTCATTAAACTCAGGTTGTTTGATAACGGTTTTAACTGATGTTTCAGGTCTATTACTGGCAACATTTCCATCGTCATCCTCTGGACTAATGCCACATGCAGCCATTAAAGAACCTCGTCTTGCATACGTCAAACAAGCCATTGCGCCTTGTGGATCGTTTTTAGCTATTGGGAATCTAAGAATCCCAGTCTCTAAAGTTTCACCTGATTCATGCAGGAATACGGTTTCAATCATTATTCCTCCATCACAATCGTATGACTTTTGAATAAGAGCAATTCCGTTGTTATTCAAAGCTCCAAGTACTGCCTCAACACAATTTTCTAGTTTGGCAAACTTAGATTTGAAATGAGGATTGACCGCAGTTCTAAGAACCGGAGAAAACTCACGTTGAGCCTTGACAAATGCCGTAGCAATTAATTTCCCGCCTTGATTAGTTTGTGTCATACCTGTGCCCCTGTTAAATATCCAATAATAAATACGCAAATAATGATGCAAGCGTAAACGACTAATTTATCTTCTTTGTCCATTATTTGATCTCCTTGAGTGGTGGATATAAAGCATCAAGCTCAAGTCTGCGAACAAACTTAATTAATTCAGCCTGGGAAGTTATTTTGTGTCCGGTGTAGTCATGGACTAGATTTAGGACTGATACGATACCGTCTTGGTATCCATCACGGTAGTAATCCAAATTGGATTTTGAGGGGAGATTTTTATTTTCCATCTTCAGTTTTCCTTAGTTAAATGACGTACAGGTTTGTAGCGTCTGGGATTGAGTATATACCAATTTTGGGAAAAGTACACAAATTGTTGAAAAATAAATACACAATATGTATATTTTTAAAAAAAGATGATAAGATTCAATTATGAACTTAAAACAAATTGAATTAGACCGTGAATTAATAGCTTTATTAGGTGGATCAACCACTTTGGCTAGGCGTTTAGGGTTTAAAAAACAAAGAGTAAATAATTGGAATACTAGGGGAATACCCCCATTAGTTAAAATACAATTTCCTAAAATATTTTTGAAAAAGTACACAAAAAAAGAGTTATAATTTGTTGAAACACGGCTAGATTCGGATTGATCCCCGAATCGAAAAGAGATCAGACCCCTCCTGCCGAGGTTTCTTTCAGGGTCTTGTAAGGGTTTGAAAATTAAATGCACTATTATCAATTTCATATTGGGGACTACAAAACCCATACACATCATTTGACTTTGATGGAGGATTTGGCTTTTCGTAGGCTTTTAGATCATTATTATTTACATGAATTGCCAATTAAACAACGGGATATTGCTCGGCAAATAGGCATGAAAGACCAAGAACAAGAAGTTTTATCTGTTCTTAACGAATTCTTTTTAGATACCCCTGAAGGGTTTATACACACTAGAGCTGATGAGGAAATTTCCAAATTTAGATCATATTCTGAGGCCGGAAAGCGTGGAGCTGATAAAAGATGGAATAGCCCCCCTATAGCCCCCCCATTGCCAGGCTATAGCCCCCCTAATGCTACCCCAATAGCAACCAATAACCATAAACCATTAACCAATAACCATAATAAAGAAATACAAGCACCATTCGGTGTATCTGACGATGTTTGGGAATCTTTTGTTAAACAAAGAAAGTTATCCAGGGCAACAGTTTCTGAAACCGTAATCAAGTCTATCCAAAAGGAGGCAGATAAAGCCGGTTGGACTCTTGAACAGGCATTGTCCGAGATAGTTGCTAGAGGATGGAGAGGATTTAAGGCAGATTGGGTAAAAGATAAATCTCAATCTGCAGCTATTGTCAAAAAGCAGGAATTTATTTCTGGGTTAACCAGGGGATTATTAGGAGGTGATAAAAATGTCAAACTTATTAATAATTAACCAGTCTAGTCCTGATGATGGTTTGGATTACATTTTTGGCAAAATGTACGCAATTTATGGCCAGACTTTTATTAGGCATTGGCAGGATGTAGATTCTCAAATTATGCGACAGGTTTGGACTGAGGAACTTGGTGACTTTTTAAAATCTAAGGATATTTTGGATCATGCCTTGAAAAACATGGATGGTGACTTTCCTCCATCAGCTATAAAATTTAGACAGTTATGCAAAAGTTCTAGAGAAATTTATGATCTTGATACAAGGATTGGAATTGAAAAATTAGCCGAAGTTTGTAAATTGCCGAGTTGGGACGAAATGGAGCATTGGCATATTTACAAAGATAAAGTTATACAAATGGCTAAATCTATGGGGTTAGTATGATTAAAACAATTTGGCAACCAGTCCCAAGATGGGATATACCAATCAAAGAACTAGACCGAGCAAAGTATCCTATCAGACGTGATGAGTTTAAAAGGGTCAGACCGGTAAAAGACGGTAGATCAAACAGTGGAACTAGACCCAAGCCCGAAATGCGAATTTGGATGTTTGAAAATGTTTGACTGGGATGCAGAGTATGAATCAATCGTCAAGTTCTATGCTCAATTAGCACTAAGACCAGGATGGAGAGAATATACAAGAGGGATTGTGAAAGAGAAAATGCAAACCGAGCCAATATTTAAAAACTTAGGGAGGGACGTAAGAAACAGAATCAAAGAGTTAGAAAGTGTAAGTTTATTAACAACTAAGGAAAATTGAAGATGAAATCACAAAACGAACAAATATTAAATTATTTACAAAAAGGTAAGTCGATAACCGCAATGGATGCTCTTAGGCTATTTGGATGCTTTAGATTGGCAGCGAGGATTAGAAATTTGAAGGACGATGGTAAAAAGATAGTCTCCTCAAGAAAGCATGTTAAAAACCAATTTGGAAAAGATGTAATCGTTGCAGTTTATTCATTAAAGGCTTAATTATGAAATATTTACTTATATTTTTAATTATTGCAGGATGTTCGACAACTCCTGCGCCGGTTCAATACGCTAACCCTCCAGTAGTTCCTATTGTCCTTGACCCCAAGGTGCAGCAGATGAGCAGGGAGGAAGTTATTTCGGCTACGATCCAATGCGAGAACTCAGGTCTTAGGGCAGTGCCGGTATTCTCTAAAAGACTGGTCAGCGGATACTTAACGGATATTGTGATTGATTTGCAATGTCTACCAAAACGTAATATTTTTGATGGGAAATTCTAATGAACGCAAAAAAAGCAAAAGCACTCAGAAAATCATTAAGAGAAAACAACATTGACGTTTCTGATCACAACTATGAGACAGATGTAAGGCGAGTTGGAAGACAAACTCAACTTAAAAAAGAATCAGGTCGATCAATGTACCAAATGCTAAAGAAGACAATGTATGAGTACGGACAAAAGAATATTCGTTCTCAGCCACTCTGAGGCAAGGCAAAGGGCTAAAGAGTTTGTTTCAGTAGCTCCCGAGGGTTGGGTTGTAGAGTGCAAGCCTATGAACCGATCTTTGGAGCAAAATAGCAAACTCTGGGCATCTTTGGCAGACATTGCTAAACAAGTAGTCTGGCATGGAAGGAAACTAAGCGCAGAGGATTGGAAACACATATTTTCGTCTGCAATTAAAAAACAAGAGGTTGTACCAAATATTGATGGAACTGGGTTTGTGGTTTTAGGTCAATCAACTTCTAAAATGAACAAAAGCGAAATGAGCGAACTACTAGAGTTGATCATGGCTTTTGGTGCTGAACATAACGTAAAATTTGAGGATGATTATGCCGAGGTCGAAAAGTGAGATTACAGGATCAAAAGTAAACATTGGTTTGAGAATGACTGAAAATCAGCGAGATATGTTTAAGACACTTGGGGGAATCCAATGGTTGAGAAACTATTTGGATAGGCAGATCAGATCAGAGGAAATACAACTTGGAATAAATAAGGAAGAACGAAGATGAATGTAGAAATAGAATTTTTAGAATGGGTACACCCAAGGGCAGGGGTTACTAAAGTCGAAGTTGAAGGTGGTAAACCTTTGGTGCTTAAAGCAAAGATTAAAAAAGAATGGGTAGAGTTAACGCCAACACAAGTTAAATTGTTATATGAAGGTGTACAAGAAGAAGCAATTAAAAGTGGTGAATCATTAAATTGGGTTTTTTATACTCACATAAACGAAGCATTGAAAGAAAAAAACACATGACTAAAGAAGCAATAAAACAAGCACTTGAAGTTTTTGGAGGATGTAATTGGCACGATGAAATAGTTGATAGTGACTGGGCAGATAAAGCTCAAAGTGCAATTAAAGCCTTAGAAGAAGCATTAAAGCAAGATCAGGGTGAACAGTTAGCAAGACTTGGATGGCAAGAAATTGATTGTCCAATTTGTGGAGGTGGTGCACGAGCGTTTCCAAAGCAAAAGCAGGGTGAACCCGTAGCTGAAGTGGTTGAGGATAATTTTAGTCGGCAGATAGTAGGCATTGGTGCGTGGCGTTCTTTACCTAACTGGACAAAGCTCTACACCACACCACAAACTAAAGAATGGGTAGGGTTAACAGATGAAGACATTGAAGATTGTTACATTGAAGAACTTTATTTATTTGCAGTCGCTTTAGAAGCTAAATTAAAGGAAAAAAATGCCTAAAGTACCTCCTTACGACACCGGCAAGATAAAGATTGGATGCAGATACGATCCGCAACTAAGGAATCAATACAACCCAGATCAAGACTGGATACAGGAATGGCTACTAGGAATTGAGAAAGATTGGTTTGAAAAGACTGAAAACTTGATTGAGTATGCAATTTACATTATTGTCATTTATTCAGTTTTAACTTTACTGGGAAGACCGTAAAATGAGACTTGGGAGGTTAACAAGGCACTCCAGGATGTCAGATTTAGGCAATTTTCCTTGTTTCTGGCCTAACCAGTTAAATGACCAAATGGACTCCCAATGACTAAATGCAAGGTTTGCAGGGCAGAATTCACCAAGCGGAGCATGACCCACAAGGCATGCAACCCAGAATGTAGCCTAATCCTTGTCAATCAAGCCAAGGAGAAGGAAAAGGCTAAGGTTGAGAGACTCGATAGAATAAAGACAAAAAAAGCCTTGGAGAGCCTAAAAACTCGATCAGACTGGATGAAGGATGCTCAAAAATTATTTAACGAGTTTATTCGGGAGCGAGATAAAGCCGAACCCTGCATTTCCTGCCAAAGATTTCATCAAGGTCAGTATCATGCCGGACACTTCGTTTCGGTGGGTTCTAGGCCAAATCTGAGGTTTGACGAGCAAAACGTACACCGGCAATGCGCCCCATGCAACAATCATCTTTCTGGCAACATCATCCACTACCGGATGAATCTCATTAAAAAATTGGGAGTTGAGGCAGTTGTCAGGCTAGAAACGGACTTTGAGCCTAAAAAATATACGATTGACGATCTAAAAGAAATTATTACAATTTACCGAAACAAGGTTAAAATGTTGAAATCCGAGTTTCATTGACAAATTTTGAGATTTTGTGATAATTCGGTAATCTGATCAGAAAAATCCTTAAGGAGTATTGAAAATGGGTAAAAGAATGACTTATGAGTCGGACGCAGAAAAGAATAAAGAAGGTAAATCAGGTTTAAAAGACCCTGGTCACCTACAGACCGCAGCAGATTACGCATCTGAGTGCAGAGAAGGCGCAAAACCAATGATGCGTCCTCCATTAGGCCCAAAGAAAGAGCCTAACCTCACAAACGGAGTTCCAATGCTCCCACAGAAGAACATCAATTCTGGTAACAAGTAATGGCTACAAAAGTCGCTAAAAAGGTTGAGGTTCTTTCCATGCCGAGCCGAGATATGGCTCAAGAAAAGAAATGGCAAGCAGAATCTGACCTTAGAACGCTTCAGCAAGCAAGAGAAATAGAGGCAAGTCGGTCAAGAATGTCTGCTGCAAAGCGGATCGCTGACGAGCAGATGAAGGCTCTTTCTAAGATTAAATTGAAAAAATAGGGGTAGATTATGAGTAATTATTTAGGTGTAATGGTCAACGATCCAATATTTGATACTGTTTTTGCTA